GTCGCCACCCGTGGTGTAGACCTCGAGCGCGCCATCAGCCCCTGAGAGCTGCACGACGCCCGCGCCCGCTGCGCCCGTCGCGTTGAGCGACATACCTCCGCGTGCGTCGCTGGCTGCCGTCGAGGTCAGCACAAACGGCGTGGTGCCGTTCGCGGCCGTCGTGACAGTCTTTCGGCCTGCAAAGGTCTGGGTCGTCGTCGAAACACCGCCTGGGTTTGTGGCGTCGGCTGGTTGCAGCGTCAGCGTGGTGCTGCTGATGGTGCCGCCGTTGCTGTTGGGCGTACTGCCGAAAGCGCCCATCGTCGTGACGCCAGAGCCGCCGCTCACGGTAGCCCACGAGGCCGACGAGCCGTCAGTGGTCAGGTACTTGCCGCTGTTGCCCGATTGATCGGGAAGGCTCGATGTGTTCGAGGTGCCGCTAATTCCGCCGCTGTTGATGGTCGCCAGCGGTGCGAACTCGGGAGCGTGCGCCGAGACGCGGCCAAGGTCCGCAGCGAATGCGATGCCCGCAGCGCCGACGACGACGAGAGCGAGAAGAACGCGCCGCATGTCAGTTCCCCGCGATGACGGTGATGGTGGTGGCCGAGCCAGCGACGCAGTAGGGCACGCCAGCGAGCGCCGGGAGCGACAACGCGAACTCGGGGCACGTCGCCGCCGTGGTGCACAGCGGGTAGCCCTTCGTCGACGTGTTCACGTCGGAGCCACCGATGTAGACCGCTCCGCTGTTGTTGTTCATGATGCGGAGGCTGCTGTAGGTCGTGGGCGCCGATGAGGGCTTGATGGCCGCTGCCGTCGACGTGCACGACTGCTGCCACACGCGCACCTGCCCGAATGGCTCGCCGAGCGGGTCCAACTCGTGCGGCTTCGAGAGCGAGCCGATGACGTCGGGCGCGGGCTTCACGGGGTCCGGCCAGTGTTGGCCGCTCAGCGACATGACGGCCTCGACGGCGACGACGAGGAAGGCGAGGAATGCGAGGTGCTTCACTGTGGGGCTCCTTGCGGGGGCTGCTGTGGTGGCTGCTGCGCTTGTTGGGCTTGCGCTTGGTACGCTTGGAGAAGCGCCCACAGCGACGACGAGAGCGGACCCTGTGGCACGCCAGAGAGCACTTGCGAAAGCGTCTCGTACGCCAACTGCGGCGACACGCGCGGGTCCGGCTGCACTTGCTCGCCGCGCATGGCCGCTTGCATCTGCTGCTCGAGCAGGTCGCGCATGAGGGCTTCATCCGGCTGCTGCTCGAGGCCCGTCTGCGCTTGGTGTTGCAGGGCCGGCGTGCTCTGGCCTGTTGCCGTCATCTGGTCCTGCGCCGCTTGGGCCACCGTCGCACGGTAGCGCGCCATGCCCGACGCGGGCTCAAGGCGCACGTCGACACCGTCGATGTCGGAGCCCTGGAACTGCAAGACCTCCCAGCCGCCCGACTGCCCCGCAATCTGTAGCAGGCGCTCACGCACGACGTACTGCTGAACCAGCTTGAGGGTCTGGCGGCACAGGCGCTGAATCATCGTGCCAAGGGATCGCGAGGCCCCCGAGGTCTTCATGCTGTCCAGCTTCGTCAGGTAGGCGATGGCCTTCGCCGCCGTTGCGCTGCCGACGCTCGATGCGCCGGTCAACTGCTCGCTGAGGCCGAACACGTCGTAGAGCGCGCGCACGTTGTCGTCGAGCGAGGACTTGAGCACGTTGGCCACGTCTGGAGGGTCGACGTAGCGCACCTGTGCCATCAAGTCCGGATGGTCCAGCTTCAGTACTTGGTTGCCGTGCTCCAAGTCCGCAGCGATGGAGGACGGAATCAGCAGCTTGATCGACGAAATCTCTCGGACCTGACGTCGTATCGACGAAGCGTCCTCGTTGATTGCGATTTGAATTGGCACAGCGTCGTCGACGTGCGTTGCGCCAAAGCAAGAGTTGCGACGAGCACGGCACTTCCACAGCGACAAGGGCAGCTCGCCGTGGTGATAGGGGAACGCCTGAAGCTCGACGACATGGCCCGAGCAAGTGCTGATGAACAAGCCCTTCGGGAAACGCGGACAGGGGACGTGCCAGTACTCGATGCACTCGACGCCACGATCACGAAGCCCCCATATGGTCTCGTGTTGCTTCTCGCTCACGTCGGCGTCGATGCCTTTCTCACGCAGAATGCGACGAGCCTCGTGCGGCGCAACGTAGCTCTTGAAAAAACACCACTTCGCGTCCTCGATGCGCTCCGTCTGCGGCGGCATGCCGAAGTCGAACACCGTGACGAGTTGCCACGAGACCTCGCCCTCGGGCTCACCGACGCCGAACAAGCGCGGGTTGCCGTCGCCGTCGAGGATGGGCAACTGCGTGGCGTCGTCGCCCATCGCGTAGCCGGGTGACGCTGGCCCTCGTCGAGGATCCCACACGGCCTTGAACCCGACGACGGAATGCATCTGCACCAGCATCGCCGCCGTGAAGCAGAGGTCATCGAAGTCGCCGGCCTGCATCTGGTAGTCGAGCACTTGCGATGCGACTTGTGCAGCAGCCTCAGCAGCGCCGGGACGAGCTGGCCAGCACTGCACGCGAGGCCGGTCCTCGAGCATGCGCGCGGCCCACGTCAGAGCGAGGTTGCTCAGCAGGTTGCGGCGCACGCGCGGCACGCTGTCGGACCACTCCAGGTCGGAGATTTCGTAGTTCTCGCTCAGGCTCACGAACTGGTCGCCCGAGATCATGCGCTCGTTGTACTCGGCGGTTGCGAGGTACTTGAGGGCGGACTCTTCCCACTCCTTGCGGCACGACGCGATCAAGCCGAGCGCTGTCAAGTGCTCGCGCTCGTCGTCGGTCGGCAGGTCGAAGTCACGCCCCTCGCTGCTCATCCCAGGAACTCCGACTCAGGGCCCTTGTGTCCGCACTCGGGGCACCTGTAGTCCTCGACGGCCTCGCCCTCCTCGCTGATGGCCTCGCCTTCCTCGCTCTTCGACGCTGCAAGGCCGTCCTTCGCGTTGGCCTTGGCAGCCTCACGCGCGGCGATCAACTTGAGCTTGCGCTTCGCATCTTCAGACAAGGCCACGAATCACCTCCGCATGGACGAGAGAAGTTCGAGCAGGCTCTGTTGGCGCAGGCGGCGCTCCTGGATGCGCTGCTGCTCGGCTTGGTTCGCCATCTGAGCCTTGAGCAGTTCGTTGTCAGCGCCACCCGTCATGCCCTGCTGAATGGCGTTCTCGGCCAAGCCGCCGAGGCCGGTTCCGAGGCCGAAGCCGCCCGTTGCTCCGGCAATGGCTCCAGGCACCGCTCCGACACCAAGGCCAGCCGCACCACCACCGAGGGCGCCAGCGACACCACCAGCGACACCACCAAGGATGCCGAGTCCCGTTTTCGCGACGGTGCCCCACATGGCCGCGTCCCGCTTCGCTTTGGCGTCTGCCTCGATGGCCGCTTGCAGGCGCGGGTCCGACGAGGAGGTGTCCTCCTGCCAGCCACCGACGTTGAGCCGCTGCGTGGGGATCTGGAATTTGCGGTCGTAGTAGCTCACGGTGCCTCCGCCTGCGGCAACTTTACCACACCCGTATGGCAAACTTGCCACAGGTGCGCAACACTGTCTCCTGTGCCGTCGATTTCGCTTGACTTGCTGCCTGCCCAGCGTGCGCTTTGGGACTCGACCGCGCCCAAGGTGGCCTTCGTTGGCGGCTACGGCGCGGGCAAGACGCGGGCGGCCGTCTACAAGATGGTCCAACTCTCGATAGCCAACCGGCGCGCGGGCGTGTCGCTGTTCCTCGAGCCGACCTACCCGATGGTGCGTGACGTGGCGATGCGCTCCGCTGTCGAGGTATTGGAGGAGATGGGCCTGCCGTACGCGCTCAGGCGGGCTGAGGCGACACTCGACATCGGCCCCCCCGACGACGTGTGGCACAGGTGGCTGCTGCGCTCCGGTGACGTGCCCGAAAGGCTGGTCGGCGTGAACGCGTGCGCCGCCGTCATCGACGAGCCCGCCCTGCAAGACGAGGAGGTCGCCTTGCGTGTCGTGGGCCGCCTCCGTGAGCCGCGCGCGCGACAGCGGCAACTCGTGCTCACCGGGACGCCCGAGGGCATGGGCTGGCTGCATCGGTGGTGCGTGGTGTCGCCGCCGCCCGACCTTGAACTCGTCCGCGCACGCACGTCGGACAACCCCTTCTTGCCGCCCGAGTACGAAGCGGGCATCCGCGAGCGGTACAGCCCAGAGCAGGCCCGCGCCTACTTGGAGGGCGAGTTCGTTCGGCTCGATGGCGCGTGGAGCCGTGTCAAGCCCGCCGTGCTGCCACACGTCCCGATGCCGGGCGCCAAGGATGTGAAAGTGTACCGCGACGTCAAGGCGACGAGCGGCCAGATTGTGATCGGCGTCGACACAGCAGGCGGCCTTGGGCGCGACAGCAGCGCAATCGCGGTCGTCGACAAGCGGGACCGTGCGCTGTGCGCGTCGTGGGTGTCGTCGTCGGCCACGATCTCGCAGATCGTCGACGTGCTCGCCGTCGTGGCCAAGGCGTACTCGGTGACCGAGCCGCACCCGTACTTGGTGGGAGGGCCGGCCATCGAGCGCAGCAAGCCCGCCGTCGTCGTCGAGACCAACGGCATCGGGCAAGCGACGTGGCAGGCAGCAGCAGCGAGGGCCATCCCGCACCTACAGGGCGTGACGACGACAGAGGCCAGCAAGTACCGTGGGCTGTTGCATGTGCGCCGCGCCATCGAGGACCGGCAGCTTGCAGGGCCGCAAGAACTCGCCGACGAGGCCGACGACCTCCATGTCCGAGACGGGCGCTTCGAGGGCAAGAAGGACTTGAGCATGGCCTGCGGCTTCGCCTTCGTCGCCATCGACGCCGCACCCTACCGCGCGCCGGAGCAACCCAAGCCTCGCGACGTGTTCGACTTCGACGCGAAGTTGGGCCGCAAGGCTACTTGGGGCATCACCCGGTGACGCTCACTCCGCGTCGCCGCCCGGCATCGTCACAATGCGCGCCGTGTCGAGCGTCTTGACGGTGATCTCGTAGCTGGTCTGCGCTTCCTTGTCCTCGACGACGACGCCCGACCTGGCCTGCCCGTAGGCGCGGTCGAGAATCAGCTTGCAGGCTGCCAAAGCAACCGCCCGGTCCCCGTCCTGCATCATGAGCTGGTGCACCCGAGCGAGCGCCGTCCCTGCCCAGTCGGCCCCCCGCAACGCCTGCGTGACAGCTCGAGGCTGCCACCGGGCCACGCTGCTCGTGCGGCTGAGCGTCGCCTTGAGCCGGCGCAGTTCATCCTCGCCGCCGACCAACTGAGCGTCCGAGGGCTCCGGCAGCTGCGACGGGTGCGGGTTCTTCGCCTCGGGCCTCGTCGGCCTCGCTACTCGTCGCCCTGAGCCTGCCATGGCACCCCCTGCTACTCTGCTACCCTAGCGCGGCGGTGTCGTCCGTGGGTAGGGGGTCGTATGCCTTGCGTGCGCCGCAAAGGGTTGAGCCCCGGTCACCCGAGGCTCATTACAAACTGGAAACTTGACAAACTTTTCCGGTCCCCCCTACAACCCCGGTGGCGAGCAGCGCGAGCACCTTGCTGGCTTCGGGCGCCGCGAACCACCGAGACTGTAGCGCGGCGGTGGGGCCGGTCAGGCCAGCCGCGCGGTAGCCCTGGGGCGAGTCAGCGACGCACCAGGGGAACAGTGCCGGAACCCTCGACGGACTCTTGCTCCCCGTTGAAGTCGTCAGGCAGCACAAACTTCATTCGGGGCGGCTCATGCCACATCAGCAACGCAAGCAAATTGGCGGCCTTCGCGACGGCGCCGGCCCCCGAGGAGGAGCCCGAGCCAGAGGAGCCCGAGCCCGATGAGGAGCAGGAGGTCGAGGACGAGCCCGAGGCCTCGCCCGAGCAGGAGACCTCCACCTCGCAGCCGGGCGCCGACGAGGAGGCC